AATCAGAGCCTTGGCCCGAATGTCAGCAATGTTCTCCGCAACACCACCAGTGCCTTGGATAAGAAGCTTGGTGGCGGTGATGGTAATGTTGGTGATCTGCTTGAGAACATCTTGCGGAATGCTGATAGCATTCTCCGGGCTGGCTTGAAGAACCATGCGATCAAGATGACCGCTGAGGTTGCCCGTGATGTTGGCCTTGGTCAGGTTGTTCAGAGTGCCGCCGGAAACAACATCGTGACCTACCGGGTCAACGGGAATGAAGTTCATTTCCGGGTTGATGATCCCATCCTCTTCACCGCCATGGCCACAGCCCCGGCAAAGACCAGGGGTGCGCTTCATCAAGCCATGGCAAGGATGGCTTCGTTCTTCCGCGAGATGATTACCTTGGCACCCTCGTTCATGTGGGCCAACCTGTATCGCGGTAAGTTCCAGGCCTATGCCCAGGAAGGTGCGTCCTTCAGCCCATTCACCACAATGAAGGGAATGAAGGACTTCCTCAAAGCCAACCCATCCTACCTAGCCTTCACGGCACAGACCGGGTTTGGTGGCTACACCTTCGGTATGGGCGAGAAGAACATCGCCGCGAAGATGAAGAAGCAGCTTGATGACCGTGGCATCTTCCGGGAGGTTATGCGTGGAAACCTTTGGGCAGTCGCTAGGAGGGCTATAGACGGGCTTTCCCAGGTCAGTGAAGCTACAGAGCTTGCTGAACGCTTGGGCCTGTATGAGCGGCTTAAAGCCCAGGGAATGACCGATAAGCAAGCGGCCTTCCAGGCTTACATGCTGGCACCATTCTCTCGTCAGGGTTCTGGCCAGGGTGTTTTTGGCAATGTGGTGCAGAGCCTGATCCCATTGGTGCCGTTCCTTAACGCCAAGATCCAAGGCCTGTATCGGCTTGTGGAAAATGAGAAGGGTAACAAGACCATCCTCAAGATACCGCAGCAAATCTTCCTGCGTAGTATGGTCATCACCGCATTTTCTACAGCGCTGTATGGCTTGGCCTTGTCGGGTGGCAATGAAGACGAGCTTGATAACCTTACCGTTGACGACATCATCCGGTATGATTGGTTGTTCCTTGGGGAGGGGAGAAAGATTGCTCTCCCCCGCAACTTTGAAATCGGGTCTTTCTTTGGTGCCGTGCCTATCCTTGCAATGGAGGCATACCGCAAGGGTCACACCGATGACCTAACCAAGGCTGCGGTTTCGATTGGCACATCCACCCTGTTCTTCAATCCAATCCCACAAGCCGTGCTGCCGATCCTGTCGGCAACAACTAACTATGATTTCTTCCGTGGGCGGGAGCTTGAGAACTACGCAATGCGGAACCTCCCAACTGAGGACCGGGTGGATAGGTCAACAACAACTGCGGCTAGGCTGGCTTCTGCCGCGACAGGTAACCTTGTCAGCCCAATCAAGATGCAGGCAGTGCTTAATGGTTACCTTGGGAGTATCGGTTCTGGATTGATGTCCGGGTTTGACTCTATCGTTTTGGCAAACCTCGATGTGATTCCAGGCAAGCCCGCTGGTCCGTTTGGTAGTCCGTCAGATATCCCGGCGATCCTTGGTAATGCGTCAGGGCTTGGCAGGTTTTACCGCACTGATGAAACCAAGGTCTCAAGGTTCGTTGGGGATTTCTATACCCTCAAGGAACAATCAAACCAAATCAAGAATGCAATCAATGAAGCCAACCTGCGTGGCGATTACAATCGTGCCATTGAATTGCAGACTGAGAAGGGTCAGCTTGCCATGATGAACCGGACGATTTCCCGGACATCAACGCAGCTAAGTGAATTGAACCGTCAGATCCGGGCTATTGAAGCCGGTCCATTTGACTCAGAGACAAAGCTTGCGCTTATAGCTCCGCTTCGCCAGCAGCGTGATATGATGGCGAAGCAGACTGTTCAACAAGCCAGAGCGATGGGGGCAATTTAAGAATTGCCCACACCATTCATGTCAGCGAAGTGCTTCCAAGCCACTTCGCTGGCAGTCTTTTTAGTCATCCTGTAGGTTTCTTCCAGAACACCAAACGCATTATCAATGTTTTGTGCCACGTCCTTCGGGCCTGAACACACAAGGATCATTCCCCAGAAGGTGTTGCAAAGAACATTCATCATCTCGTGTGGTGTTGCTTTGTCTTCGCCCACCAACTGCATGACGCAATGAAGAAGTGATTGAGACATTATGGCAATCTTCTTTGCCCGCTCATCTGATACTTCTTCTTCATCATTCTCCATTGGATATTTCCTCAAGGATTGAGGCGTATCCTGCGATATCAATGTGGCTGTCCTGATGACCGGGTGAGTGCATCAGCCTTGCGATCTTCAGCAGCAGCATCATCATGGCTACATCGTATGCGTGGATCTCCTGGCACTTAGTCAGGATGTTGTCGCCTCTCCTGCTTTCTTTGAACCAGATATTCCACAGGTCTGCGATGCGCTTGTGATTCACATACTTATCGCCATAATCGGTGGCTCTCTGACCACCAACAAGCTCAGCCGCTTTGAGCAGCATATCTCCAGCTTTCATGCCATCCTCATCAACAAGATGTGTTTGTTATCTTTTGTGCGCGTTGAAGCGTAAGAACCTTTCCCCCACCTTATGTTAGCGATTGCTGTTGCTGAAGCCTGAACAGCATTCGGTTCAAACTTATCGCAAAGGATGGAGATCTCATCTCCCGGTTTCATTTTATCCAAAAGGGGAGAGATGTAGTTCTTTAACTCCATCCTGCCGTATTTGTTTGGACCGCGTTTACCATCCCTCGTTTCCTTGATGGTAAGTATTCCGATCTTTTCCCCATTGGTTCTTACGATTGCGTATTTAAGGCCAAGTGTATCGAGGCGCTTTACACAATCGACAAGAATCTTTTCTTTTAGCTCAGACCAATCTGTCATTTTCCCCTCACAAAAAGACACGAAGAAGTAAGCCAGCAACCACGCCGCCCAAGGCGCCAGCAAACATGATGGTGATGATAGCGGCGATGAAGCCAGGGATATCTCGCTTCATTTCTTCACGAGCCTTCCCAACATGATCTCCTGTGCCGGGCCAGGGAACGTGCTTTGAACCCCAAGCACATGATCAGGAAGCAATTCATCCAGCTTCTGCATTTCGTCGTGTGGAATATCAAAGGTCCACTTGTCGCCAGTTCTTGTGGCGAATTGCTTCCAATCAGTTTCGTTGAAGTCCGAAACACTCTTGGCAATTAGCTTGATCATTTGCGGTACTCCGTTTTGATTGCCTTTGAAACTCTCCACAGTTGATGAGCAATCTCCCGGTTTATCTCTGCGACATCCGGGAAGTGATTGTTCAACCGTCTTGCCATGGAGAGAAACCTCCGAGCTTGCAGGATTTTCTCCCTGCGTTCGTCATAGGCTATGTCAGCCCAGCAGTCCAAGTTTTCCATATAGTTCTCCTCCTCTTCTTCATCTGACATACTTTGTGCCTGATGTCAAATGTCATTGAGGAAACTATTTTCAAACCTGTTCCTCAGTTCATGAAACAGTTCCCTGCCACGCCTGTCGATCTTGAGGTCTGACCTACTCTCAATTGAGCAGTACGCCCGGACACCATCAGCGCAGGCATCTTCTGTCGCCATGATTGCGAGGCCCATCTTGTCCATCCATTTCTGGAACTTGGGGTTGCGGCACAGCATGGCTGCGCTCTGCACAGCTTTGTCTCCCTCTTCCATATCCCTGGGTTTAACGGGCCTGTCGTGGTCATCCAGCAGCACCATGGCGATCTGGTACCTCGCACCCACTGGCTGAGACAGAAGGTCCACAGGCACGTCATTGGGCTGGATGGAGATGGTTATGTATGTCCCCTTCCCATCCTGCCGCATGGAGATCTTCTTGCCCTCGAACCCCATAGCCATATCTCTGACGCTCATGCTGCCATCCACCCTGGTAATGCCCGGCACCTCGGGCAAAGCTTTTGGAATTTGCTTAGTGGCCTGAACCCCTTGCTACAACGAAGGCAGGAGGGACCGTCCTGTTCTTCAACCTTCCGATCCCTCTTACGCATCTTCGACCAGATTGATTCAGCCTGCCTCAAGGTGAGGTTTGTTTCGGATGCGATCATCTTCCATGTCGCACCCTGGTCTCTCCGCACCTTGAAGAGTGAATAAAGATCTTCTTCAGTTTGCATGTCTTCCCCCATGCCCCACACCAAATTGCAGGGTAGTTTGTTACCCCTCAATCAACCGGATGATTAGCAAGTTGGTTGGGTGTTTTAGGAGCAACTTTTTTCATTGTAGAAATCCTGATCATAAGATGCATATACTTATCATCATATGAACGGATTAGCGGGTAAGTTTCGGAGTAAGGACGATTAAACTTCTCGGCTATTTCCGTTATTGACTTACCCTCATCGCGCATCTTCACGGCTTCAAGAAGCTCAGTGCTGAGCCATGATTCTCCCGATGTGTATGAACCATAAGCCCTCCCATTCCGTTTGCGTCCCGCGTTTACTTTGTATTTCCTACCAACCTTTTTTTCTTTGTTGGTTGCGGCGACAAGCTTGCTGTTAGGTTCCGGCACTTCATTCACCTGATGAATGAAATTCAAAATCTTATTAGCAAGCTTAAAGGCTTCGCGCTCAGTCTTTGCAAATGACAGAGCGACCTTGATAGCTTCAAGCCTTTCCACTGTTTTCCCTTCCATTACATAATCCTCCAGATCCGATAGCCACCAATCTCAGGGGAGAACTTAAACTTTTTCCCAGTGCGCTTTCCTTCACGGCTCAAGAACACATAAAGAGTATTCTTGTTGACCTGCCGCTCCACCTTCACACTGTCATCAACCTCCATCTTGATGAGAGCATCAGCCACATCACGTCCCACAACAGGGGGGCGACCACCGCCGCCTGAGCGAACACGCTTCGGAATGGGAATGCCCTTTTCAATCTGAACCATTTACTATCTCCATTATAATTGCTGTGATTGTAGCATCACCTTTCTCCCTCCAAGATGTGCCGTGAAGCCCGATCTCCTGACCGGGCATCCACTTCAAACCGTCAGTGCGTGGTGGAAGATCCACCTCACGCTTTATGTTTGAGTAGATTGGGTTTGCCGCGATGACTCGCACCATTTGATTGGGTCCACACCCTTCAGATCCCACCATGTTTTCTCATCTCCATATCTATGCAGTTCTGAATGATGCTCGTGGCAGAGTGGTACTGCCCAGTTATCACCGGACTTCATGCCCATTGCTGAAGGTTCAGCGAACATGAGGTGATGCGCCTGAGCAAATCTCTTACAGATCAAGCAGCCATGTGTTCTCACCCACTGAAGATGGCTGCTCGACTTGATCCGCTTTGAACCGCCGGAGCTTTTCTTGCGGGACCATCCAGCACCATCCTCTTCTTGGATTGATAAACCGATAGGCGTCTTTCTTCCCTTCCCGCGCATAAATGCACCCCACAATTTTGAACTCGGGAGGATTGCAAATGACAAGAACAATCTCCTGATCGTCCTTGTCATCTTCACTTACGATCAACTTGCCGTGGGTGAGTGCTGTTGAACGAATCTCATATTGATTGCCAACATCTTTTGCGCCAACACCAGCAACGCCTGACCAGTAAAGGTTTAATCCCTTTGATACAGCCATCTCAGCCATGGAAGATAAGAAATCTGTAGCCGCCCTACCCTCCGGCTGATTCACATTCACCTTTGATTTGGCTCCCCTCGCAAGAGCATTGACGTACCTGTCAGCCGCATGATGACAGGCAACTCTAATCTCGTCAGGGGTGAGCCGCACCAACATCAGAACGGGGCGTCATCAAAGCTGTTGGATTCCTGCTTCTTTTCGTATGGCTTGTTGGCTAGGATCGAAAGGAAGGTCTTGCCAGCTTTGCTTGTCTTCTTCCAGCCAGCGATATCCATCTTAATGGATTGCCCTGACTTGGCTTGTTCAACCAGAACCTTCAGCACATCCATGCTGATCTCAAGGCTACCTGTGTAATCAGGATGCTTGTCACTGGTCTTGCGTGTGTTGGTGAACAGCGCACCACTCGGAGGATAATCAGCCATTGGTTTAGTCCTTCAGTTCTTGGTTGCGGTTTTTGAAAGCTTCGACAACACGGGCATAAGCCGCCTTGTCATTCTTCAGGATGTCCAATTCATTGGAATGTTTAGCCCAGAACTTTTTGAGGTCTGCCTTTGTTTCTGCTACAGGAACAAAGGTCACAAAGATGTTCTCGAGCATTTTGTAATCGGGCTTCTCAAGCTCCACATCTTCCGGGTTGGTTGCGTCAGCATCCTCTTCGCCCGTCGAGACAGCGAAGATCTGACGCATGAACACCTTGTCCACATGGGACATCGCAGACCCCACGGTCTGTGCGCCTTGGATGGGATGAACCATAGCAATGCGGGAGAACTCATACGCCACGGCACCACTCTCGTGGTACATCGTTATGGTATATGTTGCATCCAGCACTCCGGTCTTGCCGATGTTTGGATTGAGGGTGCTTTTGATCTCAGAGATGGTCCAGAACAAACCATTCTTTGCGGCGGCACTGGCGACAACTTCATAGTACTTATCAATGCTGACGTACTTGTAGTTGCCATGTGGATTGACGGCAGCTTTACCAAGGGTGCCGACATCCTTGCGGGTCTTGATGACTGCTGCTGTAATGACTGCCAAAGGCAGGGGTGACTCACTCATTGTTTTCCTCTTTCAGTTTCTGATACTGCTCACACCATTGTGAAATGGGGCAGAAGCTTTCGCACCGGGTGTTGGTGCCGGGCCTGATCTCGATCTCTGCTTTGTTCTCCTTTGCGTATGCTTCGGCTTCAGCCTTCTCGGTGCTTTCAAAAAGCTTGAGGGCTTTCTTCCTACCTTCCTTGACCACGGCGATCTTGCCGGGCCGATACCAACGCTCACTTTCGGTGCATTCTGGGAGGCTCTCTCCCCACTCGCGACGGGCTTCTGCGTCCTGATGCAGGGCTACCCTACCAGAGATATACTGGAGCCGCTCAGCGGCGCTCCAAAGCCGTTGCGGTATCCTTGTGATGGGTGCCAGGGGATAACCCTCCTTCACCCCGGCTTCGTGCCTGTTCCAATCCCGGCACACACCGATGATCTCAAGGCTCTTCACGGTGTAGTTCTTGGTAGCTTCAACCAGATGGGCGTAGCAGTTTAGCTGCCGCTCCCATTCGATCTTGGCATTCATGATTGCCCAGGCCGAGGTCATCTTGTAGTCGCTGATCCCGACTTCGATGTACCCAAGCTCGTTGGTGCTGAGGATCTGAAGATCCACCCCACCCGAGATGACCCATCCATTAACGGTCAGGAACACACGCTCTTCGCTTAGGTGTTCAGAGTCGGCACCCTGTTCCACAACATGGTGCAGGGCTTGGCCGATCAGCGGCCAGACCATCTCGCTGACATCCACCTCGATCTCATCATCATGCTTCTCGCGAAGCAGCCTGACCCGAGGGGAGTCAATCAATTGGGTAACCGAGATCCGCGACTTACCACGGGAGTAGCGATCCCGGCGGGCCAGATTGTATAGGGTCTGCGGCAACCCGAGCTTGTTTGTTATCTTCATTGTCACCTTCTGTCATGCCGAAAAAGAAAAGTCAACTGGCTTTTTTGTATAGTATATCTAACGAACCGATGGTAGGGTTCTTGACCTATATGTTGGGGTTATAATCATGGATAGATACTTAATCGTGTATGGTGAGCCAGCCAGTAAGGCGAACAGCCGCCGCTTAATCACGGTGGGTGGCAAGCCAAGGTTTATCAAATCTTCCAAGGCCTTAAGCTATGCCGAGGACTTCAAGCGTCAGGTGCCGCGCGTCGAGCCTCTACTGCTGGGGGAGCTTCGGATTGACATGTGGATCTATTACGCAAGCCAGCGGCCTGATCTGGATGAAAGTTTGATCCTCGATTTGCTTCAGGAAAAGATATACCTCAATGACCGTCAGGTTAGGGAGCGGCACATCCATCACTTCATCGACAAGGATAATCCCCGAGTGGAGATCTTGGTTCAGCCGCGCGACAGCGCGTTTGCTGAGGAAGCTGCCAAGTTTTTTAGGGAGAAGTTTAAGTCAGAGGTCACGCTTTCCTCTGAAGGTTAGGGATTACGAGGCGGGGGAGACACCTACCCTAACTGCCAAGTATGTTAGATCATATCCCCTACGTTGGTGTCAACACTTATCTGCGAAAAGGAAGGCGAGAAAGTTCGTCAACCAACAGGTACGCCTCATGCGTCCAGATTTGTTTGAACGCATTGTCATAGGCATATCGCTCACCCACAGAAGCGTCGAAGTTCTCAGAGCTTGCTGGGGTGGAATGTCCGATGAACTTGAAGCTATTGCACATGGTGATGATGCAGATGGTTGTGGTTTCGTGTGCCAGGAAATCAACCTTGGCAATCCGCTCTTCA